ATTGCCTCCCATATAACTTCTAATGATTCTGGAATGCTAAAATTTGTTGGTTTGATCATAATTATATCCTTGTTTGTAATTCTAATTTAAGTTGTTTCTCCTCATGCATTGCATGCATGCATGCCCTCGTTTCACGAGGCAATGCAACACGCCCAGCACGATCCCCTTGCTCTCTTTGTTTCTTTCCTTTCTCGCCAATCTCAATCAATTGTTTGAGCGCTTCCGGGAATATCTCGTTTGCGTGTTTCATTTCCACCCTTTCTCTTCACGTTTCATATCTTGCCACATCATAAAAAGCGGGAAGATCCAGGGTAAAAATAGTAATATATCGTAAGTCAATGTCATGTTTTGTAGTATATTTTTTGAGTTGTTTTTTAGTGAGTTGCACGCCAGGCGCGCGTTTCTCGTCAGTCGAGAGAGTTTTCCAGATCAATAATTATGCAACGTAAGTTGTCTTTTATTTCTTGCACATTATCCCAGCTTAAACCGCTGGTTTTCATGTTTTCAAACATAACTTGCAAATCAATCAATTGACCTAAAAATGTTCTTAATTTCTCTTTATCCATAGATTGCTTTTAATAGTTATGGCCTAACACGCAAATATCTTCCTGCCAGCTTTTAAACTCGCTGGCTTGTTTACTGTCCATATGGAAAACACTTTTGTTGTAAGGATAATAAACGCAATCTTGTCCTTTCTCGATTGATTTGCCCGTTTCCTGGCAAGTGCTATTAAAACGCGCTGTAATTATCCGGGGATCTAGTTTGTATCTTGCAAAATTTCTCATTGTTTTACCTTTCTTTTATAAGTTTTTTAATTTTTGGATCTGTGCCGCATTCATCGCATAAATTATAATTCCATTGCCCGCGGTCATAAAAAAATAACCAATTTGCTTTTACTTTCCTGCAATGCGGACAAGTACTTTTTTCATGCTCTGGTATTTGCTTAAATAGTTTTGAATTCATTGTTTTATCTTTCTCTTTTTAGTTATGTACACCTATGCCGATAGTAACACCTTGCAAAGCACTGTCACCGCATGCGTGCCGCCCGTTGGGCAAGCAATTGCCGCAATTACCAGGACAAGCAAATCTCTTTTCATGCCCGGCTTCCTTTAATGCTGCCAGCACGTCTTTACGATAATCTTTGCTGCCTGCATTGTCTTTATCCTGATAGGCTTTGCTAGTTATATGTTTTCTTGCAACGGGAACGGCCACAAAAGAACCACGCACGCAAGAAAGTTTATTCATTTTTTCCAGCCAGGCAGCACTGTTATACTTTGAGCCGCTGGAAAGATTGAGTTTATAATTTACGGGCCATTGAAAACCGCTTTCATTCAATGCGATAAATGCATGCCAGCTTTTTGAATAACCATAAACTTGCACGTCAGGCCTAGACCGTATCAATTCCATCCAAAAAACAATATTGTGACGGCCTGAAAAATCACCATCAACATATAAACGTAAAACCTTATTCTCTGGTATCTCATTAAATGCATGCTGTATTGCAAGCCGCCCAGCAGCGCTGCGCATTAAAACACTGTTTTGCAATTGTCTAAAAAACGCAGCCGGATAACGCCAGCCTTTAAAAGAGTAACACCAGCCCGTTGCAAAGTTATCACTGTCTCTTTTATTACCTTCGCCAAATAAACAAGCGCCAGCGCCCGGACAGTCAAAGCCGGGCAAGCTGCTGAAAGCATAAAAAGGCAGCTTTTTATTTCCTGACTCGCCAAAAATTGAAAAGACGTTAGGCCTGTTTTGATTTTCAAACCAAACCAGAAAGCGCGTAGCAAAATACTTAGTTGTATTGACTTTGTCCGGGCTGCCAGGAATAGCCGCAATTAATTTAGAAAGTGCTGGTAAGTTATTTGCAAGCGCAGCGCGTGCAAGTGCAAGTTTGCCTGGTGTTGATAATTTAGGAAGTGCTAAAGTTTTCATGTTATGATCTCTCTATGTAAAAAACTGAATACCCGTTTTGCTTCCAAAAAGCATACTTTTCTAATTTAGCAGCAAGATCCTTTTTATTAAAAGACCAGCCAAGCTGAAAAGCAGCGCCTGCCCGGTTTCTTTTGTAAATATAGTAAGTCATAGTAATTTTTGAGTTAAAGTAACAAGCGGCATGCTTGCTATGAAATACAACAAAAAGCAAAAACTGTATTATGTCAAACTAATATTGAATTTATTGTAGTTTAGTATGAATCCCCCATGCCTACTAGCCTACATGCCACCAAGTGCCGTTCCACGGCATAGGGTGGAAAGCAATAAGGCAAATTAATATCATGCAAACTTGCCACCTGGACAACATGCAAAGTTGTAGCAAGTGGTATCAAATTATCATGCGTGGGAAGTATGAAATGCATGGATGTCTAAATGCAAGTGACTTGCAATAAAAGGCATTTCTGCGAGGGGCAAGAAAAAATAAGTAAGCGTTATATTTATCTACACTAAGTACATAAATAATCCGGCAAGTTAATTACATTCTTGCAATCCTATCCAATTGCTTGCCATTCTTGCGAGTTTGCCACGCAATCGCTTGCAGTGCTAGTAAACAAGCGAGGCGTGCACTTTCTAAAAGAAATGACTCGCCCAAAAAAACGTTATAAATAGACGCACGCATGCACGCACCTGGGGGGGCGGGGGTGCGCCTGCGCGCCTGCGTTCTTTCTATATTATTATCACCCCCCGCATAACTTTTTTTGCAATATTGCCCCCTTCATGGGGCGTTGCTTGCACATGGTTATTATGGGGTGCAAGTCCTACGCAACGCATTATGGGATACATCCATGTCCCCCGTACATCATGGCCTCGGATCGAGGGTATGTGTTTGTAGTTTGTAAAGAGGTGTTGCTTGGCTTTTATGTGGTTACCAAGCAGGCGATGACTTTGACCAGGGATAAACACACGAAACCCCGCCACAATACCTATAAAGTTATTTATCTATAGGTTTATAGATGCGATGACCTGCATGTATAACAACTTCCTTGCATAGTTCTATGAACTCTTGATCTGTTAGTCTCCCTTTTGCCTGATTTGCTTCCGGGCATAGAAGTTGGAGGTTGTTTAGTGTATTATCCCCGCCACGTGATATTGGTTGTATATGGTCATACTCGTATGTTTCTGGTTTATAGAAATCGATTGGTCTACCTGTTAGTGCGCAGGGGAAGTGTTTACCGAATTTTTTGAGTACATCTTTTGAATTGAAAGTCATTGCTCTTTGGAATCTGTGTGCTTTTACAGAGATTGATTGTTTTACCTGCCTTGGTGATTTATTGATATACCAGGCAGCTTTTGGTTTATTTGAGAGGTGTGCATTTTTGAAGCAGTATATTTTGTTTAGTATTTTTTTTTCATATGGTGGAAGTGATGCTGTTTTTTTCTTCACCTTGTCCCTTGTTTTTTTGCGTAGTGCATAGGATACAGTTGATTTTGAGCAGTTTAGTTCTTCGGCAATTTGTCTGAATGAGTATTGTTTTTGCCTGAGAGCTTTGATTTCTTTATTTAGCGGGGTTGTCATTGGGAGTGATATCTGTGACTTTATCCTTGGATGCTTCCTTGGGTTGTTTTTTAACTTCCTTGGTTGCTCCTTTTAGTATTGAACGTACCTGATCAGGTGACATATCAGATGCACCGAGTGTTACATTTGCGGATGCGGTTATATTGGATGGTCTGCCTGAGACTGTTAGGAACTTGTCCATTAGTACAGCCACTGCATAGGCTAGGTTTTGTGGTGGTATCTCGTCTAGTTTGTTGTGTAGGGTGTTTAGTGAGTCTGCCACCATATCGGATAGCTTTGAGTTTACTTTGTTTAGGAACTCCTGCTCTGTCATGTCTAAGCGATAGCGTAGGAAGTTGCTGATTGACTGACGAAGTTCTGGATCTTGTTTCATTAGGATCTCTGCTTCTTTCACACCACTTGATTGTTTAGCTGCAATCTTAGCTGCTGATTTTATTATATTGTTTTTTGTCATATCATCACAGAATCCACGTACTGTACCGGGTTTCCTTGCTCTTCTTTTGTATTGCCTAGGCATGGTATTTTTACTTTTTTTCAGAAAATACTTGCATTGTCAAGTGAAAGACTACATAAGGTGACAAATGGATACGGAGCGTGGGAAGGGGATATTGAAGGAAGCGTGTATGAATTACACTGAGTTTAGCAGGTTGGTTGGAGTAAAGCCTATCACAGTCAGGCTTGCATTTAGTGGGAAGAGATTGAGTAAGAAGATGGTTAGTTTGCTTGAGGATATGGAGAGCAAGCAGAAGGATGAGGATGCGAAGGAGGAGAGGCGTGCGGTTAAGGTTGGTATGATTAAGCAGAGTATGGATGAGGTACGCAGTGCGAAGGTGTATCTGTTACCCAAGAATCCATACCTTCGCTTTATAGAGTTTCCAGATGGTACACATGGCAAGTTCCGTGCAAAGCCAGGTACGTTTGGATTGGGAAGTATGGTCAAGGTTAAGCGTGAGGATGGGGATATGTACACTTTGGAAGGGAATTATGACAGGAAGGACAGATTGATATGAGTAAGTTTGCACCAGATAGATGGGAATTTTGGAGGGAGTTACCTGATCCAGATGATGAGCAGTACGAACGTGATTACGATGTACAAGGGGACATGCCGAGCGAAGAGGAGGAAGAGAGTGAGGATGAGCTTCAACGCATTGAATGGGAACGTATTAAGAGAAGGTAATGTGGAAGACTTTATGGAAGGAAATGAATGCCACGTGCCACACGAAGTAATGCAGGAAGCATGGTTACGATTCTGGGGCAAGAATCAATTATCCGTGGACTCGCATGGCACAGTGTATCGAACATCGATACCACGCAGAATGCCAAGCAAGGGAAAATTTGACTTAGTAAATTATGGAAAGCGTAAAGAGAAAATGTACCCACGAGTTTAAGAATGCGATTCATCGCTGGTCAGAAGAGTCTGATTTGGAGGATGATGAGATTGTACAGTGCATGGTGGAAGCTGCACAGGAGTATTACGATGAGGATGTCATAGATTTTGAGTGTGATATGGAACTAGAGGACGAAGAATGAATATATATACCCCCACAGGAAAGAAGTTAGAGAGTTGGCCATTATGGGTGAGGAGATTAACAGATGAGAATATGGTGCTTAAAAGTAGGGTCATTGAATTGGAGAAGCAGAATGATGAACTTTCCAAAGAGGTGACTGACTTGAAGGTTAGGTGCTGTGATATATGGAAGCAGTTAACTGAGGAACAAGCTCGTAATGTTAAGTGAGAGTACCCAAGGGTTACAATCCGATCTTCTGGAGAAAATACGGGCGAGCGATATCCGAATCTCATGCCGAATTACCGAGGTGCGACTTGAGAAAGCTAGGGCCACCACCCTTGCAATTAAGCCAAGAGACATTGGAACGGATAAGGAAGGTTGGCAAATTGGTGAAAAAGAAATCCCGTGTAACTCGCTCGAAGAAGCAATCATCGTAGGGATAGAGATATTAAATCGTGGGTAAGATAACCTATGCAGACGAGATAGACGCACGCTTCGGCGTGCCTTGGACAGATGACTTTAAGTATGTAAAGGGCGAGTTGGAGTGTGCATTATCAGATGAGGAGATAGATAGACTAACTGTACAAGATCCTGTACGTGCAGAAACACTTACACGCTTGCTCCTTGACCAACCAAACAGCGAGAAGGAAGATCCAATCGAATGGGGTTGGACTCTTCCTGGGTGGCGTAGGGTAATGGAGAATTGGGACTCCACAAAAATTCATATTATTTTGGGAGGCAATCGTTCGTCCAAAACCACCTTTGCGTCTCGTTTGCTTGTACACTTGGCACAGAACATACCCGAAGCAGAGATACGTTCCATGCATGTCAGTGAGGAAAGATCAATTTCTGATAGCCAACGTTATATCCACGAGAGCCTGCCTGCACGATATAAGAGAAGTAAGAAAAAAGGAACTAATCATTCTTTACAATATACTCAGAAAAATGGATTTAATGCTGGCAAAGCAATCTTGCCACCAACCACACCAGATGCAGAGCGAGGAAGCACGATATACTTCAATAACTACAGGCAGTTCATGGCAGACCCACAAATCTTTGAGGGATGGTCTGCACACTGCATTCACATGGATGAAGAATGCCCACAGAATATTTTTGAAACTTTAGTAGGTGGTCGAACAGTAGACTATCATGGGCGTGTAATTTTAACATTCACCACCCTTCAAGGATACACACCACTCGTAAA